CCTCGGGATAAGCGGCGAGGATCTCACCGGCGGGGCTGTACAGCGCCCACAGGCGGCGCGGGTTCCCGTCGGCATCATTGCGGGCCACGAAATACAACAGGCAGCAATCCTGGAGGGCGTCAACCGCGAACGCGCGCGCCTGTTCAGATGAGAGGGACATTTTGGGTATGGGGTAGGGGGTCAGGAGTCAAGAGAGGCCAGCGCCTCGTCGATACGCCTGCCGACAAAATCGCCGACGGTCTCAAGATCTTCGAAGGGGTAGCCATCATCTAGGCGTTCGCCGCCGGGGGTTCGCACGTAGAAAATTTGATCCCCGTCCTCGTCGGTGGTGTCTTCCACCGTGTAACCCGTGCAACTTTCAAGGAGACCGCTCAGCTCAGCCGGGGTTAGATAGGCGCCCTCACGCCATAGAAGCTCAGGACAAGGGCGCGGGATTGTGAAGTTCATGCGAGACACCAGGCAGAGACCTGTTGATAATTGACGCCAAGCCGGGCGCCTATGACCTTGCAGGACTGACCTGCGGCGCGCATGCGGCGCGCGCGCTGTTGTGGGCTCTCAGTGGCCCACAGCAGGATCAGGACCGGAAGAATCAGCAGGGCGGCCACGATGGCCGCCGCAGTGGTGATGGTGGCCATGACTTAGTAAACCTCCTTACGGTTTGCGGCATAGACGGCGAGCGAACTCATAACAAGCAGGATCGCGCCGTTTTGCGCTGTGTTTGAGGCAGTGGACGCGAGGGACTCACAACGGGCGGCGCCGTAATCACAGGGGCCAGACAGGACAACGGCGCCGGCAATGGCCAGCATTCCGCCGTAGATACAACCGCTGAGGCCTAGGGCAGTGGAGAAAACACCGGCAATGGTTCTGGGCATTGATAAAAGGGAAAAACTTCTGCGCCGTGGCGCTCTCCCTTTATATACGCGACCACAGGGGACTGTCTACCACTACAAGCGAAACCAGTGAACGAAGTGGCACACACCACACAACCACAGGACACAACATCAACGCGCCACACGGGCGACCACTGGCAGGCACTACGCGGCAAGGTCAGGGCGACGCGACCGACGAGTCGCGGCAATTGTTTATATATTGACAACAACTCAAAAAATTACGACTGTCGGTGACATCGTAAACGGCACGGTTGTTGTTAGCGTCAGCGACAATCACAATCGCAAAATGTTATTTAACACATTTGCTTATTGAGAATGAGAATCATTCTCATTATCACTTATTGAGAACGATTTGCAACAAAACTTTTTTACTTTTCGGGAAGAATCTCAAACATATAACATATAAACGGCCTGTGTATGTGTAAAAGTGCCTATAAAACCGACCCCCCGCAAGTCCTCGGACTTTTTTAAATCTTGAACTTAAAAGGAGCCAGCCTTCCAGGCCTTAAATTTTTTTGACTCACATACTGCTTTGATCGAGTTTGTGTGTTCTCAATCCTTACCAGTGGCTGACTCCTGTGCCTTCCAACAACAACGTAGGCACCACGCCAACAGTTGAACGTGTAGTCGTGCAAGTCAACGCTGGTGCCTACAGGAAACGGGTCTTTACCCTTTAGATCAATGTCAGGCATTGCCTTGTAGCTTCTCTTGTTTAAGCTTATTAAGAATCTCCCTATCATTGCTCTTGAACAACAATGTGTAATGTTCTCCAAGTCGGCTTTGCACCTTGATCTGCACAGAGCGTAACTCTTTGATCAAGCGGTGATCTTGCGGAAGCGAATAGTCCGTGAGCAAACTTCGCAGCCTAGAGTACAGAGCGTCGTCTATGACAGACAACTCTTGAGGAGTTAAATCATTCACCTGCAGACTCCTCATCATGCCACTGGCTTACAAGAACAACTCGGCGTTCATGCAACTGCTTAGAGACCTCGGCCGACTTTGATTGGCAATCTGAGAGGTTTTGCTGAGCTTTAGCGTACTTTTGCAAAGCCTCAATTTGCATTTTTCTAGCCATTTCTAATGAGTCACCCATTATCTCTATCACGCCATCAGGGCTAAAACCGAAAGCTAAGCGAGCCATCTGCTCAGAATGGCTTGAGGCTCCACAAATTTCAAGATCTTGATAAGCAACTTGAACTGTGTTAAATAAAACACAAGCAACTTTGTAATTCCATTCAGAAGAATTAACTTCACTTGAAAGCTTGCTTTCTATCTCTTTGAAGCTGGCAACTTCTTTATTTAGAGCAAACCATTCTTTGTCGCTTGCAAGAAACTCGTCAAGCCGTTCCCAGCGAGTTTTGGTCATAACAGTCATGAGAAGAAGGGCATTGGTACTGGAGGTCAACAGGCAACCCCTGCTGACTTGTTCAGACTGTAAGGGGTTACACGCCGCTTGTCAACACTACAAGGTTCTTTTTAGGGTTGTCAGCGCCAACAGCGCCTCCTCACTCAAAGAAAACTCAGGCTTTATGCGGCCTTTGTGGACTCCAGACAGCCGCATGACTTTTTTGTAACGGATCGTCTGGCTCGGCAAACTCACCTCCGCCGTAGGCCAGACATTGCCGCAATGCAAGCAACGGCGCCTGCGAGCCACCACATCATTAGACGCATGACGCGACTCGATTACCGAAACAAGGCAAGAGCCACAACTTGGACAAACCACTGCTCAGCCGTACCTCTTGATTGCGAGCGCCCAGCGTAGAGCAACGCTATTACAGCCAAGCTTGCGTTGCACACGCTGATCAAAAACCTTGACGACGATACCGTCCGTCGGCCACTGCTCGAAGATTGCACCACGCAACCAGCGTTGATGCAGTTCTCGCACCTCCACCAATGACGTGCAAACGATCGTGTCTGGCGTGTCAAAGCCCATTTTGCCACGCGCCACCTGGCTGCAGGACTCACTGCTAAGCGAGTTGACCAGCTTATAAGCCGAGAACAGCAAGCCATCACCACTAGGCCGCGTCCTGCGAAGCGCTGCAGCAGCTCTCTGCTGCGATGTAAGGCGCTCTACCCCATACAGCTCACCATGGACCTCTGTAAGGCCCTCAGACTCCTCCCTGAGCACCTTGGGCACGCTTGGGACCAAATCAACCACAGGCATCGCCGAACGGCCGCTGCGGGTCCATGCGGCCTCCAATGCGCCGTTGCGATACCGCAAGCCAATGGCGCAACCGTCAATCTTGGGCTGCACCACAACGGCAGTGCTCTGCGGCAACGTCATCCACCATGCCTCAGGCATCTGGTTGTCAAGGCTTAACAGATGAGTGCCGCCACCAGGCACCTTCAACTCTGGTGCATGTGGCGCAAGCGCTGCGAGCTTAGCTTTCTTCATATCGAACTCAAGATCAGTCACTTGGGCATGTCCTTGCCGATACGCGGAATCCAGAGCGCATAATTCGGCACGCAAGTCCTTGATAGATGTCATGGATGAGACAGAGCAAAGGTAAGGCGCTATCAGGCCTGCCGGGACTATACCCTCTATCGCAGCGCTCGAACAATGTTCCGCTCAAGAAAGCGGTCAGCCCGATTGACGACGAACTTCTCCACGGTGCCGTAGTAATCAAAGACCTTTGGCACGGTCGGATGAGACTTGGCGTAGGTGAACAACAGCTGCAGGTTGTCCTTGCCTTTAATCCTGTAGATGCCAGAGCCAATGCGATCAAACAAAGAATTTTTAGTTGGAGGGGCTTGTATAGCGCCTCCCATATAAATCTGTCCAGCGCTATTTTTTGAAAAATAACGGAAATTATTATTCCTGTTAAAGCCAACGAGCCTTCGTGGCTGGCTGCCAAAACGAAGGCTGGGGTTGAGATCAGATTTTTTTATTGACCGCATAAGCGATGAGTTCAAGCCAGACCAGACTTTGGAGTATTCACCCTGCGAAACGTTGCCGTAGCGATTCTTGGCCAGGTTTTCTTTTACAGGAACTGGATACGGCCGTTCTGTGTTGACACCAGCTCGTTCAACAAACCGTGAAAACTTAGTGAGGTAAGCCCTGTCATCTTCAACGCTCATCGCGACAGGAGCGAGGTAGTTGGCAGGAGCGTTGCCCTTGCCGACATCAGAGCGGACACTTAGCTCCACTTCAAAGTTTGACTTGACCTTGTAGGAGATGCTCTTGGTCGTCAGGGGCACTGGGTTATCGAAGACAGCCTTCATGTATGCAGGCAAGTGCTTCTTAGCCAGCTGGAAGCCGATCTCCTTGACAGTCTGCTTGGCGGCGAAGGGCAACTGGCGACGCTGAAGGATGTCGAGTCGCTTGACGACCTTGTCGATGTTGTGGGTGACAGAGGCCATAAAACCAAGCGTGAGCAGGTCTGAGACAAGGGTAGCCAAAAGGCTTGAAAACACTGATGTTACGCCAGTTACGCACCGTTACGGTAGGCGTAACACCCGAAATCCACTGCAGCGCAGGGGTGTTGCGTTAGTTAGTTACGAAGTTACACTGATATATATATATAGTATATATAAGGGATATATCTATTTCTAGTAGTACATACATACTTACTACCTCTTACTTATTTATATATATATCTCTGTCCTCAGAAAACGTAACAACGTAACGGTTTTCCGACATCCCTTGCGCCCCAACGTGTTACAGCGTTTCCGGCGACGTAACAGGGCGTCACTTTTGTTACGGTCAGAGCGTTTCGAGGCTCAATCGGACTGATCTGGTGGTGTTACCGGCACCCGTGAAGCGCTGCACCCCGCCCACCCCTGCGCCTGGAAGCCGCTTCAACACCGTCGCCCATGCATTGACCCATGGAGTGTCCTGCAGGATGGCCGTCAAGGCCTTGTGAGTGTTGCTGACGTACAGGCAGCGCTCCTGTGGCTCGACCTTCAGCCCATGCCTCCCTAAGGCACGAACAGCTCCGCCAGTATCGAGGTCAAAGTCATTGGTCGATAGTGAAGCGATTTCAACCAGCTCACCAATAGATCGCGTAACGCTTTTACCTTCGCCTTCAATTTTAAGCTGATGTTGAAGAATATGTTGAATGCATTTTTTCTCATCGGCTATCTCTGTTGTTTCGCGATATGGCTCCCAATCATTGCTATCAATTAGCATATTTGCCTGTGCCTCGGTAATCACTTCAGAGGACTGAAGCGCCCATGCCCCAGCCAGCAGTGTTCCATATTGATCACCAAGGCGCTGGCTATTGAACTTATCAGCAGCAACGCGAATCAATGTTTTAGCGCTCTCTCTGATAACAGGAATCAATTTAATAGTCCGATGGATAAGGCCGCGGCCGAAGTCTGTTGTGATGTATTTTTCAAGATCTGCGTCTAACTTATCCCAATGCTTTTGACGTTCCTCTTTGTCAATTTCATTTGGACTTTTAAGGGTCAACTGAGCAAAACGTGATCGATCGGCACCTTGCTTTAGGTGTGTTGCGATTGATGACATCATAAACATGCTCCGAACATGATACCGTGTCGCCTCACCCGTAGCGCTACCTTTTACAGCTGTTGCTTGTGATTCAGATGATGCAACACGAGCTAAGGCGAGTATATTTTGCATCCGTTGTTTATCCGCTACTTCATTTGACTCTGCCTCATCAAAGACAACTGGTAAGGCGTCTGATTTCAATGATTGACGTATGCCAGCCTCTGTTGTATTGCCAGCAACTAGTAAGCACATGTCATTCAATAATGGCGTAACAAAGCGATCAAGGATTGCTGATTTGCCAGAGCCTGCGGCTGCAGTAAGCCAGATATGAGGTCGCCATCTCAAGGCACCGCAGATAGGTGCCAGAACAATCCAGCCTGCAAGCAACTGTGATGATGCAGGGACTTCCCAGTTGAAATCTTCAGCGATAGCAAGAACCCTGAAGGCCTCCTCGTCTGGTAAAGGTTGACAGCTGCCATAGCCATGAAGCTTGGTCAGACGTTGATAGACGTAACGTGATTCAAAATTTTCAGTAACAGGATGGATTTTGTTGTCAGCAATAATGTGATCACCGAGATGCAAGACAGTACGACCGTTATCCCACCAGCAGCCGCGGCCACGAATGATCTGAGGGTTATAGACGCCTTGCTCTGAGTTAGCTTCAAAAAGCATTGATGCAGCACGAACCCAGTCAACGGATGTTTTGCTGCCTGGTGCAAAGACTTCCCAAAAGCAAAGGGGAGCTAAGGCGACGAGATTTGTTGATGTATGTGCTGAGCGTGTCAGGCGTGTGACCTGACCCGTGCTGTGGGGCTGAAAGTACCAGCCATCAGCGGCATAACCGAGATATGTGAACTGTGATCCGATCTCGACAGGTTGTGGCTCTTCTGGCTCTGGATCAGGCTGCGATGCAGCGACCAGGATGGATGGTGTTGGCGGTTCTGAGATATTGTCCTTGAGATCAGCAAAGGCCTGCTCTGAGGTCCAAGAGGCATCAGCAAGATCCCAGCCCTGTTCTACGTTTGGCGGGGGCGTGACGATGCGGATGTCTTTGACGCCAAGTTCTTGTAACTTGACTGCGACTTGCTCCATGGCCTGCTGGCCAGCCTCATCAGCATCAGGCCATAGGACGATTTTGCGTCCGATTAGGGGTGAGAAGTCTGATTTATTGAAGGCCTTGCAGCCTGATGACCATGTTGTGGCGGTGTAGCGAGGAAAGAGGCGAGCGGCTGCATCGCATGCCTTCTCACCTTCACAGATGATGACTGTGCCAGTGGTGGCACGGATCTTGCCAAGGTTCAGGAGAGGGCGAAGGCCTGGTGGTACGCCTGGCTTCCATTCATTGCCATCAAAAGCAAAGGGCCGGTAACGCTTGCCGGAGAAGCGTGCGACGACAAAGTTATCGTTGTAAATCCAGGTGTGCTCAGCGTTTGAGGTCGGCGGCTGAGGGCGATCTTGCACAATGCCGAGATGGGCTTCAATTTTGCGTGCAGCATCAGAGAACTCCATTCCAGTCTTTCGCATAAGCATGTCCATGCCGTTGCCAGCACCACCAGAGTGGTTTTTACCGCCACATTTATTGCAAAACCAAGAGCCGTTGCCATCTTTGTCGTCGAAGCGATAGCGATCCTTGCCACCACAGAGTGGACAGCCTTGGTGTTTATCGGTGAGCTGTTCAGCGCTGAGGCCTGCAAGGGTGCCAAGAATTGAGGGCCAGTGCCCCCTGGCGAGATCTGTAATCTTCTTCATTTGCTAAGCAGTACAAATTGTTTGACGCGAGCTTTGTTGAGTAGCTTCTTGCGTTCGCGTGATTTACGAATGCGCTCAAGACGTTGTGGGAATTCCTTCCATGCTCGGTCGAGGAGAGTCTGCTTGAAGGTGTGATCTAATTTTTCAAGGTCTACAGACTTGTCACCTGTCAAGTAGTAGTACATTAGATCTTCTGTCAGCCAGGTCTCAAGTTCTTTGAGGAACTTGTCCTTGACGCGCTTTTGGAAGTCAGTCTTCATCAGGCCTCATTGCTAAGGCGATTAGCTGACGAACAAAGGCTGACCGAGAGATGGTGAGTGCTTGGGCCTGCTGGTCTAGCCAGTCGATATGTGGCTGTGGGATGTCGAGGGTTATGGTGCGGCGTGACGCCCGCTCAGGCTGCATGGAAAGCGCTGGGGTTTCGCTGGGGAAGACTGACGGTAGCCGTTATCCAAGAATGCGCAAGGCGTCTTGCAAGGATCTTGCGATGGCGCTGATGCCACCGGCCTTGCTGACAGCTTTTAGCCAATAGCTTTGCGCTGCAGTGGGTTTGCCTGAAGGGGTCTTCACTTCGAGACTTACAAACTGGGCAATGGTGGTGCCCACCATGTCAGGTGTAATTGTGACTGTCTTCCAGCCAACCAGATCAGCTGACCCTTTAGCGAGGCCAAACTGAACTGGGCGACCAGTGCGGGGATCAGGTAACTGGCCGACTTGATTCCTAAATAAGCGCACATCATCGCGAGTGCCAAGGCCCAGGCGAATCTCCTGCTGGATTTTGGTCTCGACATTTGCCATGCAATCAGCATAAGGGGGGTTGACGGATCCAGCTCAAGTGCTCTATGACGCTCATGCGGGCTTAAGCCTGCTCAACTCCGAGCACCGCATCTCTTTGCTTAGCGCATCGGTTCACGTCCAATTGTTTTTACGCTGCTCTGTACTTATCTTTTCTCTTTAGAGCAATTCCCCGCCTTCTTCTGCCTTCGTCCGCCGGTCACGACTAAACCGGCTTTTACAAATTATTGGAGTTAATCCATGTCAATCCGCACTTTGCAAGTGACCGTAAATGGCACTGCAGGTCTTCTTTGCTCAAACGTTGCCTATTCAGACCCTCTTGGCGAATTCCAGCCAATGAAGGCATTTTTTACAGACAAAAAAGGTAAAGCCAAGACCGAAGGAGTTCACCGAGCAGTCCGAACTCTTGATTGGCTTTTCAGTGGTTATTGGCGCAATGAGGGCACTGTTGCGGTCGATGAGGCTGAAAATGCTGTCGGCTTTGAGGACTTTGCTGATCCCTACCTTCCAGGCGCTAATTTTCAGCGTTGCTTAAGGAATGCTGCTACTAAGTGGAAGCTAGGCAAGGACACCCTCCGCGCAATTGTTGTCACTAACAATCCAGACATCGATTACGACGGTCCCAAAGATGCTGTTGAGATGTTTAACAGCCGTTCTCCCAAGTTTCAGCTTTGCAGCTTCACCGGTCGGGGTGTTTGGATCAATCGCCTTTACATTCCCGATTGGTCAGCTCAGTTTGAATTGACATTGGATGACGAGATCATGGGGACTGATCAACTTCGGAGGATCGCAAACATGGCTGGCAAGTCTGAAGGCCTTGGGACTTGGCGGCCGAGGTATGGACGTTTTCAGGTGACTAATATCTCTGAAGTCGAGGAGGTTTGATTTATGGCAAATCGAAAGCCAAAGGATCTGCCTCTTGAGGTCGCTGGCATTGATTGGCGAGCCTTGAAGAAGGGCGACAGCATTACTGCTGAGAAAGTCAACGAGATGTGGGACATTCTTTTCGCTCAAAACCGCAAGAAGGATCAGCAGTTTGTCTCGGTCAATGTCAAGGAGTGGCTTGATTCCGCTCTCAAGTCAATTGGCAAAGAGATGGTGCTTCGCGAGTCCAAGGGCATACTTATTGTTCTCACGGATGAGCAGGCAGTTGGCTATTTGGAAGCACAAGCTAATCAAGGCTTGAGGAAGCACAAGAACAACACTAGGAGGATGTTCACTGCTATTGATTCAAGCAACTTAAGCCAGCATCAACGTGACCAGTTGAATTCAAATCAGGCGAAACATGCTTTGATTTCCAGTTCTGCTGAGGGCGCTAAAAAGCAGGCTATGTCTTTAATCAAGCAGGGAGCAAAGCTTCCAAAGCTGAAACCACCAGAAGAGGATTGATGCCTGGGCAATGTCAATAAGCCCCAGGACGTCGAAGTGATGCGACTCAGGACCCCCTGATGCTTCTCACTTCAATTCTATGCACCTTCTTGTCGTGCAGTGCCCTTCTGTTCTTTGCGACGCCACTTAACGCAATCGCTTGCTGGTTCCACGATCAAGAACCAGCTCATAAGTATTTTTTTTCTAGGCAACGTCAATAAGTCCTAGACCGTTGCTTCTTTCGGCGTTTCGGCCCAAAACAGCTCTATTCTGCCTGCAGCGCCTCCTAGCCATCGCTTTCCAGTTCCACGATTAAGAACTGGACCTCAATACTTTCTCCCATAGAAGATCTTGTAAGCCCAGCCGGGCTTGTAGCCTTTCTTTTTGGCGAGTGCGAGAAGTTCAGGCAGGGTTCGCGCCTTGCCTTGTTCTTTGCGTTTTTCGCGGCGCTCAATTGCGTCTTGCCGGCGCATTTCTTTGAGTTCGCCTTCGCGTTGTGTTAGCTGACGCTTTGGTTTAACCGGGAAGATAAAGCCACAACATGGACAGGCGGGTTGTGGCTTGAAGGCAGCAAAGCATTGTGGACATTGCCGCACTGACGGTGCAGGCTCATCGTTTCTCTTGCGTTTTTTGCTGTCAAGCGACCAATCCCGGAGGTCATCGACGAAACCATGCCTAACAGTACTGCCGACGTGGTCAAGAACAATTGCGATCTTGCCCGCCTGCGGTCTGAGGATCCTGCCGACTTGTTGGAGGTAGAGAGATTCTGATTGGGTCGGGCGGAGCAGGATTGCACAAGAGACTGCTGGGACATCGGTTCCTTCAGAGACGACATCAACGGAGCAAAGAATTTGCGTTCGGCCATCAGCCAGCCCTGAAATTGCATCGTCACGCTCTTCCATTGGCATATCGCCTGTGACGAGCCTGGCGCGATAGCCTGCAGATTGAAATGATTGGCAGACAGATTTGGCGTGAGCTACTGAGCAGCAGAAAGCAATAGCAGGTAAACCATCAGCGCGTAGCCTGAAAGTATGAACGGCAGAACCAGTAATTGTGGGGCGATCCATCGCCTCAGAAAGCTGATCATTGGCGTAGTCACCTGCTCTTGTTTTTACCTTGCTTAGGTCGGCTAGGACAGGTGGTGCGAAAACACGATGAGGTGATAAGAACCCAGACTCGACCAGCTCTGCGACGGAAGGTCCTGACACTAGGGCCGAGAACCTTAATCCAAGCCCTTCGCCGGACAGACGACATGGCGTTGCGGTGACGCCGATATGAATAGCGCCCGAAAAATGGTTGAGAATTTTGTCCCATGAACCGGCGACAGCATGGTGCGCTTCATCGATTATCACCAGAGCGGGGTCAATTTTGATTTTGTCTAGGCGACGTACCAAGGTTTGTACAGAAGCGATTTGAATCTGGCCGTAGGTAGGCGGGAAGCCTGCAGCAATGATCCCGTGATCGACGCCAATGGCCTTGAGTTTGTTTGATGCTTGAGTGATTAGCTCACGCCTGTGGACAAGGATGAGGGTTGAGTTTCCTTTGGCTGCAGCGGCTTTGGCGATTTCTACAAAGACCACGGTCTTGCCGGCGCCTGTTGGGAGGACAAGAAGCGCTGATCTCTTACCACTGCGCACTACAGCACGCAAGCCCTCAATGGCTGCTACTTGATACTGCCTAAGACGGACCATGGAGTTGCATGAAGCAGGTCTAGGCTATAGGATGCGACAGTCAAGCACAAGACCTTATGCCTATTCGGGACTTATCCAATGCCCGCTACCACTCTCACTCGGCGATTTCAAATTCAGACTTGGGAGCTGCTGCGCAGTCTGGCCAAGCTTTTTACGACAAAAAATTTGGCCCAAAACGTGAAAGCACTAAGGCTTTCGATGTTGGAACTTGCTTTCATTCTCTTGTGTTACCTGGCGAGCAGCTTTCACAAGTTGCAGCTGTTCGCCCAGAAGGTCTTGATGGTCGCACTAAAGCCGGCAAGGCGTTTGCAGCAGAGAATGCAGACAAGATCATTTTGAGCACTGCAGAAAAGCAACAGCTTGATCTAATGATTGAAAGCGTTCAGAGACACCCTGCTGCTTCTGAGCTGCTTAAGTTAAAAGGCAAGGCTGAGGTCAGTATGTTTGGGGTTGACCCTGAGACTGAACTTCAAATAAAGGCTAGACCTGATTATTTATTGGATGACAGGTCGCTGATCCTCGACATCAAGACGACTGCTGACGCATCGCCGCGTGGCTTCCAACGTAGCTTTGCTAACTATCGGTATTGGGTGCAAAGCGCTTGGTACTTATGGATTGCTGAGATGGTGACAGGCAGACGGCCTGATGCTTTTATTTTTATCTGCGTAGAAAAACAGCGGCCGTATCACACGGCTGTGTACATCGCAGATGACCAGTCAATTGAGCTGGGTATTCAGGAAGCACGCAGGAATCTTATGGACATTGCCAAGTGGCAAAACTGCAAAATGTTTCCTGGCTATAGCAGTAAGGCAGAGATGATGTCTTTGCCGCAGTGGATGCTTCCAAAAGAAGACGGCACTCCTGCTGACCACCAACCTATTGAGCTTTACTGATGGAGAAAGTTACTGAGTTCGAATTGATGCAGGCTCTTTGGGACTGCAGTTGCTATGTAAGAGATCTTCCTACAAAAGAAGAAACTCGTGCAATTAAGGATGTAGTCGGTGAACTCATGTCCAGGTGGATTGCGCAACAGCATTTAAGCAATGAGGAAGGTTTAGATCTTTTTAAAAAAGTTCTTGAGCCTGGACCTCTTTGCTTAGCTGCAAAAAAAGCATTGCGCAGCAGATACTTTGACAAAAGTTAAATGCCCGGCGCACAGTATGGGACCACGCAGCCCTTAGACAACATCGCTGCAGCCAAGGCCCGTGCTAAGGCTGCATTGAATGAGAAAAACCCAAAGCTCACAAGACTTGAGCGTGCTTTTTACGAGCTTTACAAGCGACACGGGCATCCTCCCCCCAAAGAGGTGTAAGTCCCGAACTGTTCACACTATTTTTTTTACTCATGTCTCGACCGACTGGCACTAAGAACAAAACACGCATTGAGATGACTATGTCACCTTGGTACGCCGAGAAGCTTAAGGAGCTTCGTATTGACTCTGGCTTCGAAACAAATCAAGCGTTTGCAAATTGGCTGCTGAAAAACACTGTTCAAATTCTTTGCGGACAGCGCGATCCAGGCAGTGAGAGACTGAACGACTTGCGTTTACGAATGCAGCAAGCACTTCCTGCACCTGAGGCGATCAATGAGTGATCAATCAGCGCTGACGACAACGTCCGTGAAATCGGTTTACAGCAGCATCCAGTCATTTGAGTCTGCTCAGCGGATGGCCAAATCGCTCGCCGAAAGCGACATTGTGCCGACTTTGTATCGGGGCAAACTTGGCAACTGCATTGTGGCGATGGAAATCGCTAATCGAATGGGCATGTCAACTGTTCAGGTGATGCAAAACCTGAACATCATTCATGGTCGACCCTCATGGAGCAGTCAGTTCATTATTGGCTTAATCCAGGGCTGCGGCAGGTTTCTCGACTTCGATTATGTTGAGGCTGCTGACTCGTGTCAGTGCGTTGCTACGGCAAAAACCACTGGCAAGCAGGTCTCAGGGCCAAAGATCACCATGGACATGGCTAAAAGGGAGGGCTGGACGAAAAACACCAAATGGAGCACGATGCCGCAAACTATGCTGCGGTATCGAGCTGCAAGCGCGTTCGGTCGCTTTCACATTCCTGATTTGATCCTTGGCATTCAAAGCGTTGAGGAGAACGAGGTGATTGATGCAGATGTTGAAGTAATTCAACCACCAGCTGCACAATCAGTGGCTGATGACCTGAACCAAAAGCTTGCCTCCATTAAAACCGAACCTGAACAGGTGCAGGATGACTTCGACGATTTTCTTGAATGATAAGCAGCTGTCAGAACGCTGGCAGGTGCATCGACATACGTTGATTTCATGGCGTTCGGCGGGCATTGGTCCGCCTTACGTCAAGATCAACAATAAAGTGCTCTACAAGCTGGCCGAAGTAGAAGCATACGAACAGGCCAACACGTTCCCCAACAACTAATCCATGAAATTCGACGCCAAGTTTAACGTCTTCAAGAAAAATGCTGAGGACCACCAGAAGCGATACAAAGATCGCTATGACCCAAACAAAGATTATCCGACTCATGGCGGCACGCTTGAGTTGACTGTCCCTGAGGCGCAACAACTTGCTGAGTATCTTATTTACTCGCAAGCTACAGACTTGCCTTTTAATGAATACAAACAAGGCAAGATTATTCAGATTGAAGTCGAAGGGTATGCTTCTGTATCTAAGAATAATCCGAACAATAAGTATTTAAGACTTGGCATGAAGCCAAGATGGTCCACGCTACAGGAAGCACAAAAGGTCAAGGAAGCGCACCTATCAAAAACCCAGCAGCCGCAGGTCCAACAGGAACCAGCAGCTAGCCTGGCTAAGGCCACTGATGGTGACGTTGTGACACCTGAGGACGACGTTTTCTGACATGGAAATACCAGACTCTCCGACAAGGTTCATGCAGCAATGCGCAATTGACTCACTAGATAGCTTGCCTGGAGGGTCTGAGGTCTCCGTGCCAGTAGAACAGCTAAAGCAATTGCTCCAAAATTATATGGATTTACTTGACACCGTACAAGACCTCCGTAATCTTTTGGATGAAAAGATCGAGAACCTTTGAGTCGATTGGGTTACAGATGTTGCGCTGGGGCAGCAAAAAGCCTATATGGGTTATTTCGCCGCCCAGCTGGGTTGTACAACATCTTGAGCCGCTGCCTAGGTGCTCTTTGGGCGATGATTTATCGCCAGTCGGCAAGATTGGTGCATGGATGATCGAAAGGTCAAACCCACTTGCTAACATACAAAGGACCAATAACCTGATCAAGATTACGCTGCCATGACCAACTTGTTGATGTACACTCAATTATCGTTTTAATTAGCTATGGCGCCAACTTATGACAGCAAGGCCTTGGGGCAGGTTGTATCATTTGCAGACTTAAGTCGACTAGACAAAGTTAGTCTCAACATGTTGCAAGAAGAGCTGCAGATTGCTATTGAAAACATGCAGCTTAAAATCAACAAAGAAGTTGAGCAAGGGCCAGACCCTAACTGGCTGCATAGGATTCAATTCAAAAAGAAACTTTGCACGAACTTTTTAGAAAAAATTGAAATTGAGCAAAACTTTGACCGCGTTAAGTTTGAAGCTTTGCATTTGATGTACATACGCAATCGCCTTAAAACTTGTATTGGTCCACTAGAAGGTGAGAGGCTTTACCAAGATGCTAGGAATGCTGCTCTTGCTCATTTCAACAAATAAATGGACCAGGCGCTGCTGGCGACACTTGAAGAGATTTACAAGGGTCAAACCAACGTTGCAGTAAAAGCAATGGAGCATGACATGACCCTGCAAGAGATGTGCCAACTCTTCAATGAGTACGTGAAAGAGCGCCCATTTGATATTGACAGTTACAAGGTATAAGGTTGTGTATGCCTTCTTTGCGCTATCACGCCGGTCGCATGGTCCTCCACCAAGAGGACGATCGATGGAAGGTGCGCATTAAAACCAAGGATGCGCGAGTCCTATATGGCCTTGAGTCAGAGGAGCTTGAAAATGCAGTGCTAGAAGCGGAGCAAATTTACGCTGACATCAAGGCCATCAACGTAGGCAAGCCTTTGTGTGCTGACTGCATCCACTGGGAGGCTATCAAGGCCCAGTGTGGGGTTGGTTGCCCTGAGGGCAGGATGACCGGCGGCAGTTTTGCTAAAGACTGCTCCTATTTTTGGTCAAAATCCACTTGAACTACATGTCTAAACGTTCTATTCAGAGGGTCAGGCTTCAGGGCCAATGGTATTGGCAGATCTGTTTCGCAGGCATGTGCCGTTATGAGCGTCATGACTGGCGTGCGGAACAACTACACGAGGCTGCTGGCCTGTACTACACAGATGCTTCAGCCCAAGCATCAAGCTCAGCAATATGACTGACTGCTTGTTTTAGAAGGATTTTGTGCATCCATGCCTGTCTGGCCATGCCAGCACAGATGTCTTGAACAGTTTTTAGGTCTTTAACCTCGTAAATGCTTCGTATCGACTGCTCAAGAGCCAGCTCCTCCTCCAATGTCTGCTTGACGATCATCCAGTCCATGGTCATGCTCCAGTGACTGCAGAATGCGACGCTCGGAGGCGTAAGGCTCCCTAGCACGCTTGTAGTCATGTATAGCGGGTACGAGCCACTCGTGCGGTGGCCAACAGTACTGCCAATTAATGGGCTGGAGACAGCCGATCACGACGGTCGTCCAAAACGCGCTGACATTGCTCCAGAAGACAAACCAGCTCATGCGACGCTTGGCATAACGGTGAGGTGGCCGTTGTAATGGCCAACCTTTGCATAGCTTTGCAGAGGCACGTTACTCATGGCATGGAACACCATCTGACCAATTTTTAGGCCTGGATACAACGGCAAGGAGTGGTGGCGACGGTTGTTTTTTAATTCGAGCGTAAGTTTTGACCCATTCCAGCCTGGGTCGCACCAGCCAGCAACAGCGTGCTGATAGCCATCTCTTGCACGGCTTGACTTGAGCACAAATTGGCTGCTGACATCATCTGGGAGATTGAACTGCTCAAGTGTCTCTGCCAGACAAAATTCATTAGGCAGTAGCCAGTAGGCATCTTCAAGAGTGCGATCTGAAATATCAATGCGCAACAGCTCGCGCTGATCTGACACCTCCATCATGAGGTGATTTCCAAGGCGCAGGTCCAAGCTGGCTGGATTTAACAAGGATGCGTCGAACGGTGTAACCATGTTGCTGCCAGTGCAGCGAGCCTTTATTTCCCAGTCACACAGGACAGCCATGCTTAGGCAAAAATCCAGTGTATTAGTTGTTGACGATGATTGCCCACCCTGAACTTGGGCCTTCAACCTGCCAGCGCTGGTGAAAGGCAGGACGACTGACACGGACATACTCGCCTGATTTCCTGCTGTTATGACCGCCTCTTTCCATGAGAGGGAGGCCCATTGGATCATGCATGATCCACTCGTCTCGGTTGAATCCCACAATGACACTCCAGTGCCCTAGGCCCATTGGCGGGTGACCTTGCAGCATGTCACCGCGATGCAGCCATCCGACCATGACAGGTCTGCCTGCTGTTATTTCTTCCTCGATCAAGTCTGAGTCAGCATTTTGCGTGAAATCAACGTCTAAACCCAATACACGCAAGGTCGTCACCTGTGCGTTGACTGAAGTCGTATCACCAAGCGTCTCGCGAATCTTGTTGTAGTAGTCATCACTGCTGACCCTGCCGTAGAAAGCGGCAACCATAGCCGCTGCACTAGAGAAACATTCCCTGTACCCACGTCCTGTCTCGTTATCGAGCTGGTGGTAGTAGGGAGCCCAAACCTGCTGCTCAATGCCGCTTGCCTTCCAAGCTTCGAACCACTCTGCGTCTTCATCCAATACGCTTTGCGGCAAGGACTCTTCAAGCTGTTTAACAGCAGCCAGCTGGTGGGGCGTACCACGGAAAAACTGAAAAAACGGCAAGAGTGTAAGGGCCACAGCGAGAAGTAGCCAGATCAATTTGATATTGCCTCAGGACAAGTGGTTTTGCCAGCGTAATAGCCTAGATAAAACAGTGTTCCGCCACCAAACACAACAAGCACAACTGCACTGCCCAGCGCAAAGAAGCTAGCAACTGCTACTAAAGTTGGACGGTTCTTAGGTATCATTTCTCAACTCTGGTGGTTGGGAATAAATTGTGCTTGACAAAATCGACAACTTTATCGTCAATCGTGTTGTCCGTGCTTTTGCAGTAAGCCTCAAGAAGTTCGATGACTAGGTTCTTGACGCCTTTTGATTGAAGAAATTTGAATAAAATTGGCTTGATCAGGAAAAGCATGATGCGTTGAGAACGGTACGCTGTAAGCGTAGCTCCGTCCTGCTATGGCTTCCAACAACGAAGAACACGACGAAAAGGAAGGCATCTCGATCGCCGATGTCGTTAAGTGCATGGTTCTGTTCTGGAGTGCCACACTCCTAACCGTCTCTTACCTTGGCTTATTCCCTCAGATGAAAATGGACAATACGTTCGTAGCGTCCCTTCTCACTGGAGCCATGGCTTCCTTTGGCATCGAGCGCAAGTCCAACGGCAATGGAAACGGCAACAAGAAACCTCCTATCATTGATAACAAGGACACAAAAGCCGGAATCCAATGAAGAAGGCGCTCCTACTGCTAGCCGCCAGCTTGCTCACCGCTCCAGCGCAAGCCGACATCACGCATAAAATCCACTCAAGCATTTCATTGTCGGTTGATGGAGCGGGATCAACGGCAATCCGCCAACCGTCTTCTATGGCGGTATCTGGCTCTAACGTCACTTTGGGCACTGCACCTACTCTTGACGCCCTTACTTCCGGGACCGCTCTTGGGTACACTCCTGGCGCTTACAGTATTACTACTGCTGGTGATGCTTTTAGCTACAGCGAAAGCTATACAGAAGGAGACGACGTCCCAACAGTTCTTTCAACAACAGTCACCGCTGGAGTAGTACCGGCATTGCCTGTATTCGGCAATACAACGACTACAACTGGTGGGGTCGCTGGAACGCTAGCTGGCACGATTGCAACTGATGGAGCCATTGCGATTACAGCGGGTTCGGCAGGTACTACAGCGATCGGACAGGTCATTCAAGAGCTGACGATCAAATGATCCTCCTGCTGCTTTTGTTTGTAGCCGCTCCAGCAGCAGCCGTTCCAGTAGTCCCAAACTTTTCTCAAGGCGTACTTAGTTCAACAACGACCACCAAAACTAAAGTCACAGAGGTCATTAACTGCTACGAGTACCGCACTGGCTACGAATACTCAGTCAGTGGCACCAACATTCAGAGTAATGGTGCTATTGCTCCAATGGACTTGACGACAACGTCAAACACCATTCAAGGCGTCACCAGTCGATGGACCAGCCTTGACGCTGTCAAAAAACCAACCTGGACGATTGTCAATCAAGGAGCCTCGTTCCAGTTTGTCGAGACCCTGAACGGCCCTGGTTTGGTGAACCACACACTCGTTAACCGTGACACGGACATCGAATCTATAACTGAAACGACAAGTACCTTTACGCAATGAAGCGAGTCATAGCAACGCTTTTGCTGCTTGCGAGCCCTGCACAAGCACAAGTCAGCAGTACCGCCGCTCCAGTGGCTAATAGTTCTGGATCGGTCACAAATCAAGCTGTGCAGGTTGTGCCATCACGCACATTCGGCTTCAACTACTCAGGAATATCCTGCCAAGGTGCAACGCTCCACATCAATCCCTTCCTAAGTACAACTACTAGTTGGGCACATCCCTATGAGAACTATTACTCAGAACCGGTTTATGACCAGCTCGATCTGGTTGGCTCGTTTGATCCGGAAGGTAATGCCGTCCCAGATGGCCAGCCCGATAATCCGGGCAATGTCCTTTACTATCGTCCAATCAGGACGGGTCAAAAAACTAATTACTCGATCAACGGCGGAATCACAGCCACAATATCGCTACCGCTTGACCGTTCCCACGTCAGAAGCTGTAGGAGAGCAGCTGAGAAACAGGTACTTTTACTCGACGCCCAGTTGGCTGACAAGCGACTTAACTACGAAATAGCCAGACTTAAAAACTGTGCCTCATTAATGAAGGAGGGAATCTCGTTCCACCCGGACAGCCCTTACAGCAAAATCTGTGCAGACGTAGTCCTTCAAAATCCGCCTGGCGTCATACCGCCTCACGTACACAAAATTATTTACGAAGAGAACGCTGAAACTTCACCCGCTCAGCAACAGACTCAGGACGAGGCTTCTTCCCCAGAATCGCCTTGACCTTTTTGACCACTTTCTTCACCGTAGGCTTGATCAACTTCAATGCATAATCTCCAAGCGGTTTAGCCACAATGGCTGACGTTGCAGCCGTGGCAGCAATAGCTGCTGTAGACAACGCAACAGGAGCAGGCGGCAGGTAATTATCGATAATCCTTGCTACAGGCAGTGGTTCGTACAGCGTGACACACTCAGTACCAACACGCTCGTAACCAGTCACGACAGCAGTGCCTTGCTTGCCCTTCGCTCCAATAGGTATTGCATCGGGTGGTGGGCATGGCAGTAGTTCGTTATCTATAGGGTCATCAGGCAACAAGTCTGATACCGATGGAAGGGTCACCGTCGGCTGGACTGCTTCACCAGCCGATTTTTTTTCCTCCTTTTTCTTTGCCTCAGGCTCTTCTGGTGGCTTTGGCAGTCTTGCCGCTCCATACGTCAACGTTCCAGGCGTATAGTCGATCGGCTTGTATGACGGCATTTGACCGCCGCAGACTGTGATGATCCCTTTTGGATCTGTGTTGTAGATCTCCTTGTCGCCTGCCGCAGAATTTCTGGTCTGCACACAGCCCGGAATATCAGCAACAGGAAAACCGATTTGTAGCGTGATCGGCGGTTCAACCGGGATACTCTGAGGAGGCATGGCTCGCCAGGCCGGGATTTCCGGCACTTGCACTGCGCGAACACCAATCTCAGGGATTTCTGGCATGAAGGCAGAACGGTTTGTTGCTGGTCAACTGTGGATCGAACGTTGCCGTAGACGCGAAGGCCCTGAAATCACTTACACCGTACTAAGCGGCAGGTCATCTCGGTTGTTTACAGATCACAAGATGATCCTGCGTTATGTCAAATGGCCAAAGGGCACGCCAACAGGTGATGCACTACGTGAATGGCTTGAGTCGTTTGAGCAGAAACCAGAAGTGATCGAATCTAAAATGGCGATTCAATCGGGAGGCCAGTCTTTACCGGCAGTTCAGGCATTGCCTCATCAAGCAGTTCAGGCATAACCTCGTCAATCTGACTAGGAACCATGTCAGTGACCATGTTCGTCAGCTCGCCTTGCAACTGACTCATGTAATGCTTGGTGATTGAAGGAATGCGCGTGTAAAACACCACAACTCCAGCAAGCATCGCTCCAGACATCACGAAGGATGTGACGGACAGGACGTTGAACAGCTTTTGCACTTGACCAAAGCGCAGGTCACAGTCATACTAGCCATACGCAAGCAGACCACCCCTGCGTAGGGAGTCCGTTACTGCGTTGCCAGCTTTGAACGCCCCTTAGCCGTGATGCAGGCTAAGTTAAAGTGGTCAACAACTCTGGCAAGCATCTCTTGAGAACCCCGTCCTAGGCGGGGTTTTCTTGTAGGCATAAAAAACCCCCTGGTGAGGACAGGGGGCGCATCTCGTTCGTTCTAAGACTAGCTCAGAAGTTGTACTTCACGCCAACCTTTGTGCCGTAGCTGACGTCGTCGTCGCCAGTCATGAAACTGATTTCTCCATAGGCCCCAAACTGCTCGGTAGCTTGAACGCTTCCGCCAATTTTGCCAGACAGCTCAAACTCGCCGTCATCACCATCAGGCTGCACATAGGCAGGTCCACCTTGCAGGTAGAAACCATAAACGCCTTCACCACCCTCGTAACCGACATGAGCGTCAGTCACTGATCCGTTGAAATCAGAACCGGTGAAACCAGCGTTGTTTTCAACGTTGACGTATGGGCCTGCTTGCGCGGTTGCAGACAGGCCAGCCAATGCAAGTGAACCAGCGAGAACACCAGAAACAATCAAGCTGTTGTTTTTCATGATTTGGAGAGGGACTAGAAGGTGCCACCATCGAGATCGATGTTACTGATGGAACCACCAGTAATGCTCACATTATTGGCGGCTTGTGTGGCGATTGTGCCTAGGCCAAGGCTAGTTCTTGCAGTGGCACCAGATTCAGCGACGAATGTTGAGCCATTGCCAACAATGAATGCGCCATCACCTGCTGTGAGCCCAGAGATTGCTGCGAGCAATGCGTGGTAGCCCTGAACGTCGCTGCCGATTGCGACTCCAAGAGTGCTTCGTGCAGTAGAAGCATCTGCATCGTCCAGCAGTGTGCGGGCGAAAGATGTCAGATCAGTTGTTGAGGCTGTGCCGCTACCGGTGAAGAACGGCAGTTTGTCAGCTGCACTGGTCAGACCGGCCAAAGCGGCGAGGTCAGCATCGAAGGCCTGAACATTTGTACCAATGACCAAGCCTAGGGTCGTCCTGGCAGCAGCTGCACTGCCGTCATCCAACAGCGTGCGAGCAAAGGCCGTCAGATTAGTAGTTGCAGCAGTAGAGCCAGAATCAAAGAACGGAAGCTTGTTTGCCGCCTGTGTCAATCCTGCGAGGTCATCGAGGATCGCATTGTGCGCCTGAACGTTAGAACCGATTGCAACACCCAGGGCAGTTCTGGCTGCAGAGGCTGATGTAGCACCAGTACCACCATCACCAACAGCCAAAGTGCCGGTAATGCTGGAAGCGCCAAGGTCAACTGCAAGCGCATTGCTTTCAGTTACGATTCCGCCGTTTGACTTAATGTCGGCAGAAATCGTAGTGCCTGTCTTGGATAAGCCAGTACCAGCCGAGATCGAGCCAGCTCCAGAGAACTGAGTAAATGCCAGTCCAGTAGTGCCGACAGTGATACTGCCGTCAGTTGTAAGTGTGAAGCCGGCATCGCTATTGGCAGAACCAGACTCTACGAATACGAAAGCGCCAGATGTTACTTCTGTAGAAGAATCAAAATCAGTGGCGCGTGTCCAACTGCCACCATCAACGACCACATATAAGCCGTTTTCGCTGGCGGTGGACTGGTTTTTCACCAGTACACGATCACCAGCGCTTAGAGAAACACCATCGATGGTTTGAGTGTTTGCCAGCGTAATATTGGCAGTCGTCGCTGCCCGCACTGAATCCTTGACATCAAGGCCAGTTTTTACAGCGTCGACATATGCCTTCGTCGCGGCCGATTGTGCAGATGTTGGGTCTGCAACGTTCGTAATCTCTTGGCTGTTGAAACTTACCGACGATGTCGGTGCAGCCATCTCATCAAGCCGATTGGCTTGTACAACACTGTCAAAATCACTGACTTTTGCTGCAGTAATCGACGGCAGGTCAGAAGCCTGCAGTGCTGCGATTGCAGTAACAAGACCTTTGGCGTTAACAGTTACACCAGACGTAGTGCCGGGAGAACTGTTGACAGTGGCAAGGGTTCCAGCGATGGACGTAGTGCCAGAGCCGGTAAGATCTCCGGACAGCGTGATTGTTTGGTTGGCGCTAATGTAATTTTGCGCCTTTACAAATCCGGTTGTAGCAACACTTGTGTCGTTGTCACCTGTAGCGGGAGTTGTTGCAGTCGCTGAACCACCGAGTGCAACAGTGCCGCTAAATGTTTTGTTGCCGCTTAGCGTTTGGTTGCCGCTTAGCGTGCAATACGCACCATCGCCACCGATTGGAACGATTGATGTTGCGCTGCCACCTGAGCCGCCAGTTCCAATGCCGATATAGAGAATGCCATTACCGGCATCACTCTCGTTATAGGCTAACTCCGCCTGCTCAAGACTTGCGGGGCTGCCCGACGAGCCTCCTGCAGACCGTCGCTTGATCCTTAGTGTGTTTGGCATGGGTTCAGATCAGATGAGCGGGAATGTGATGGCCTTCAAAAATTTCCGCCATCGGCGAGTGTTGCTGTCGTATGAACGTTGTCAGCCTTGAATTGATTGGCAGCCAAGTCATAGTAGATCACACTCTTGTCCACTTTAGCGACTTGATCTAGATCGAAATCGCCTGGCGGTCCCTGCGGACCAGCAGTCGTGGCAGTTACAACAGTCGACTGTCCGCTTGTCGAAACAGTAACCGTGTTTTTTTGGGTCGTGACGTTGACAGAGGTCATTCGGTGTAGCCCTGGTCGACGTTGATGATCCCTTCGACGTAATAGTCCTTATTGCCGTTGCTGCTGGTGACTAAAACGTCGTAATACAGCTGATCTGGGAACGTGCTGGTTTGAGCCGCAGTCAAGCTGATTGTTGTCTGGCCGTTAGTCCTGTTAGTGTAAGCAATGCCAAAGTCTGCATACTTGCGCGTTCTGGCTTCATTCCAAGCCTGTGCAGCAACAGTGGCACCGCTTAAATTGATGGCATCGTTATTGCTGTCTTTAAATTGCAGCAAAACACTCCAGCTGGCGCGACGCTGGAGCGTGAAGTTGTAAGTCCCAGGGCTGATAGCCATAAAGCACCTCCTGAGTAGAGTTTAGCGCCCTTGACCTCTAGGAAGTTTTCTAGTGCCACGAGGTTTGCTGTTTTTGCCGTGACCTTGCTTGGTTTTTTTGGGTTTATTGGGCTGCCATTCAACGATGGCAAGCCCAGTCCGAGACTTAACAGCCACTATTCAGCGGCATTCCAGCCATCAGGGACACCAGAAGCCTTAGTTGGAGAGGTCATCTCATCCAGCTGATCCTGAAGTGCAGCTTCAATAGCGGCGACATTGCTGTCACCTTCGTTCAATTTGTCCTTCACCCATTGCACGCAGGTTGCCTTGGTGAGATCTGCGAAAGGAATAACGGTGTCGCCTGCTGCAGGGGCTTCCAGTGCGATTGAACCATAAGCACCTTTTTCATAGGTGCCGTCATTTGCATTAACGGTGTAATGAACGGTGTACACAATGCCATCAGCAGTGGTGCGCTCAAGCTGAGCGACTGCCCATGTGTAGGTAGTAGCCATGGTGAAAAGAGGTTACGAGGGTGAGTGTAAAAGAAAAGCCCCGCGATGTCACGGGGCGGTAAACCGTTAGGCGATACCAGCATCAGATAGACGCTGCTCAAGGGTTTCGATCGCTTCTTTTTGACGCTTGATTAGATTTAGCAGATGAGGAACAAAACGTTCATAGAC